CCCGCGTCGTCGCCCCAGCCGCGCGCCGTGTCCGCCGGGGCGGTGTCGTCGTCCGAGAAGGTGAACGCGTCGGCGAGCGCGCTCATCGGCACCTCGAGCACGAGGCGCACGCCGGCCGGTCGCGACGCGTCGAGCAGCCGGAACACGTACTCGCCCGCGATGCTCGGCACCTCCGCGAGCACGACGAGCAGCGCGGCCGGGTAGTGCTCGGTGTGCGTGACGAGCGAGAGCGTGAGCCCGAGCGCGCGCAGCACGTCGAACAGGTCGGGCCACGTCGAGGAGCTGCGCAGCACGAGCACCTGGGCGAGCAGCAGCCCGCGGTACGTGTCGTCGTCCCAGCCGGCGCGCGGCAGGTCGAGCAGCTCGCCGATGCGGTCGAGGCGCGCGTGCGTGCCCGTCGTCAGCCAGCGCTCCGTCAGCACGGCCCACGCGGCGTTCTCGACGTCCTGCGACGCGGCTGAGAGGGCGCGCAGCAGCGCCTCGATGTTCGGCTTCTGGAACTGCGCGAGCAGCAGGCCCGCGCCGTCGCCCGCGAGGTCGCCCTGCCAGGCGAGCGGCTCGGCCCCGGTGATCGTCGAGTAGCCTACGGCGGGGAACGTCACGGCGTGCCTCCCTCTGCCGCCGTGTCACCCTGGACGGCGTCGGGATCTGCGTCAGGCGATCGGGCATGTAGGTCGGCGAGGTTCATGTCGTCACGTCCACGTCCGCAAACGCGATCCGAATGACCTGCGCGTAGGTCGCCGTGACCGACGTCGTCACGGGCGTCGCGATCGTGCCCACCGTCAGCGACGTCACCGCGCGCGCGCCGACGACGTCCTGCAGCGCGCAGATCAGCTGCGACGCGTAGGCCGTCTCGCCCACCGCGTAAGCCGCGCCGCGCGCCTCGACGGCCGCCTGCGCGAGCGCGATCACGCCCGGGCCATCGGCGCCCGGCTCGAGGACGATGACCGCGTCGACGTAGGTGCGCAGCGAGGTCGCGCGCGTGAAGTCGACGGTGACGACCGTGCCGTCGTCGGCGGTCGCTGCGCCCGCGTCGGCGACGCCGTAGCTCTCGATGCCGGCGGGCTTGTGGTCGTAGATCGCCTGCGCGATCTCCGCGTCGCTCGCTGCGCCGAGCACGTCGTAGACGACGATCTCGAAGCTCTTGCCGGGCCTTCCATCGACGACGATCGACGAGGTGTTCTCGTACGCCGTCACCGAGAGCACGTCGGTCACGCGCGACACCGCCGCGCGGATGCTGGCGAGCGTGCCCGAGCCTGCGCCCGCGAGCTCCACGACGCGCCGCAGCCGCAGCGCTGCGTCCGTCTCGACGGTCTCCCCGAGGGTCGCCGACGCGACGTTCGTGATCGAGTTCCAGCCCGCGCTCGGCGTGACGATGGCCGTGAGGTAGCCCGCCGGCGCCGCGATCGGCCCCGTCGTCAGGGCCTCGAAGATCACGCTGACGTTCGCCGGTGCTCCGCCACTGTTCGTCACGGCCTCGACGCTCGCGAGCTGCGCGTCAGGCGAGCCCGCGACCGCTGCGATCTTGCCGGCCGCGAGCGTGACGCCCGCGTCGAGGTTCACCGTCGCGGTCACGCGCGAGTAGGTGGCCGCCCGGCGCGTGGTGCCCGTCAGCGCGCAGACCTGGTCGAGCAGGATGCCAGTCGCGGAGTCGCCGTAAGCTGCGCCGTAGATGGCCTGGATGGCTTCCCACGCCAGCGCGCTGTCCTCGGCGAGGATGCCGATGATGTTCTGCACGACGCCTGCGCGGACGTTCGTGCCGGGGAACGCGGCGTCGAGGGCCTCCTCGAGCAGCGTCTGCATCTCGGCCTGCGTCCTAGTCTCGAAGCCGGCGTCTGTGAGTCCAGCCATCAGGCACCGCCTACGAGGATGTCAGTGAGGGAGAGCAGCGCGCTCTCGGTGGTCTCGACTTCGAGCGAGGTCACGGTCGCGTAGCGCGTCGCTCGGTCGATGCTCACGACGCACGAGCGCACGCGAGACACGCCCGGCACCGCCTCGATCTCGCGCAGCAGGATGGCCCGCACGCTCGCCTCGGTGACGCCCTTGCGCAGGATGCTCTCGAGGTAGGGGACGCCGCGCGACGTGTCGAGGAACCACTCGCCCGCCCACCAACGCAGGCGCGTCTGGATCTCCTGCGCGATGGCGGCGACGCCGGTCACGAGCACGAGCTCGCCGAGCGTGTCGAAGCCGATGTCTCCGGTGCTCGGGTCGATGGCGAGGTCGAGCGTCATGCCGCCCTCGTGCGCGTCGCCGCGGTGCTCAGCTGGTCGCCAAGCAGCGGCACCGGGACTGCGCTCGTCCCTGGCCCCGCGGGCACCGCATGCGTGTGCGTGTCGAAGGCGTTGACGATGGCCGCGATGCGCGCGTCGACGAGCGTCGCGAGCGACACCATGTCGGTCGCACCCCACCCGATCTCGATGTCCCCGTTGCTGCGCAGCACGAGGCGCGCCGGCGGGTCGCCGCTCTCGCTGCCGATGACCAGCGCATCGGTCGGCGCGAGCGATACGTCGAGGTCTCGCGTGCGCGGGTAGTAGCCGGGGATCGCGACCGCGTGCGCGATGTGGTGCACGCGCCGATCGATCGGGTCGCTCAGCTCGCCGGTCACGCGCCAGCGCGCCGGGTCGCGATCGCCGATGACGAGCAAAACGAAGTCTCCGGCAGCCACGGGGAGGTGCACGAAGAAGCCTCCCGCGCGAGGCTGCACAACACGCACCGACCGCAGCGTCGCGCGCGTCTCGCTCGCGCTCGTGCCGTTCGTCCGGCGCACCGAGCGCCGCACCATCGGCGTGATATCGGCTGTCTGCGTGGCCGGGTCGTAGCTCTCGACGCGTCCAGGGCCGGACGTCTCGATCTCGTCGGACGCTGCATCGCGGAACCGCTCGAGCAGGTCCTCGAGCGTGAGCTCATCGTCGCGCTCGCTCATGCGGCCTCCGGAGCGAGATCACACTCGGCGTACCAGTCCTGCCCGTGCGAGTCGCCGCGATACGTCACTGAGCGCACGAGGTAGCGGCCGCTCACACGGGCGCTCTCGAGCAGCACCGGACGACCCGGGCAGAGGTCGGGCGTGAGCAGCGAGACGGCCTTCACTGCGCCACGGGTACCGACCTCGGGGACGCCGACGAGGCCCGTCTCCGGCGTGAGCCGCACCGCCTGTGAGCGAAGCGACTGGCCGCGTCGAAGCACCTGCAGCGCGCCCGACTGCACCGACCAGCGCAGCCCGAGCGGGTCGAGGATCCGGGTGAGCTCGCGCGCAGCCTGGCCCGAGAGCACGGTCCCCTCCGGGTACGTGGTGCCGCCCGCGTCGAGCTGGGCGAGGTCCGCAACGTCGCCGAGGTTGCCTGAGCCCACGCCGAGCGCGTCAGCGCACGCGCGCAGGACCGTCGCCACCGACACGCCTGCCGCGAAGCTCCGCTCGACGCGCGCCTGCTGATAGGCCACTCCGGCGTCGCGCGCTTCGACGTGGGTGATCGCGTCGACCGCTCCGGAGCGCTCGGTGCGGATGCCCGTCGGGCCACTCGACGACCCGCGTGCGCGCCAGAGCTCACCCGAGAAGATGGTCTCGAGGCCTCGGTCGCTAACGTAGCCTGCCTCGACGATGACCTGCGCGTCGGCCGCCTGCTCGATCTGCGCCTGGTGGTCCCGCGTCAGATTCCATATCTGAACGGTCGCCTTGTTCGGCGTGGACCGCACCGAGCGCTCGACCTCGAAGGCCACGCGCATCGGGACATCGACACGCAGAGTGCCCACCGTCACGCGCCACGTGCGCCCGAAGAGCTTGCTCATATCGGCATCTCCCCGATGCCGCCTGGCGCACCGCCACCGGTCGACACCGAGGTCGCCGTCGGAGCAAGCGCCGCAAGCTCGGCCGCATCGAGATAGATCAGCTCGGCGACCGAACCGAGATCTGCGAGCCCAGGATCGGGCGACCCCGCGCGTCCGTCGAGGACGATGATGTCGCCCGGTGGCAGGCCGACGACAGCTCGGAAGCGGCGCAGTAGAGGCCACGCCGTCACGATCTTGATCGACCCGACGAGAAGCGAACCGGCGGCATCGCGCACGTCGAGGTACCACCTCTCCTCGCGCATCGACCACCGCAGGTCGAGCACGTACTCGCGACGATCGAGCGTCACGCGGCAGCGCTGACTCGGGATGCTCGCAGCGGCCGGCAGAACGAAGCGCGCCATCATCCACCCCACAGTGCGCTCAGGCGCGACAGGCCCGACTCGAGGCGCGGCGTCGCAGCCGGCGTGACGGGCGTCACCGACTGGGCGCCGCGGTTGACTTGGCGGCGATCGCGGGCGCGGGCGGGGACGGGGTCGTCGACCAGGTCGAGCGCGACCAGCAGGAGAGGCGTGAACACGAGCGACGCGCGCAGCCACGTCGAGTCAGCGGCGCGGCGCGTCGTCTGGATCTCGCTCAGGACCATGTCCTGATAGGTCTCGAGCGGCGTCGTGATCGACGCGAGAAGCGCGTTGTCGCGCGCGTAGATGAGCCTCGTCCACGTGTCGAGCACGCGCAGAGGTGGGTCGCGGTCAGCGAAGAACGTCTGCACGGTCCACGGCGTGAGCCCCGGGGTATCCACCGCTCCGCGGCTCACCTTCGAGCCGAGCAGTGTCGGCGACCGCTGCACCGCCACGCCCTCGCGGTAGACGTCGAGCCTCTGCACCGAGCCTCCAAGGTCAGCGGCGGCGCGAAATACCGAGTCGGACACCGCGACATCGAGCGCGAGTTCGCGCGGCTCGGGCCTCACGTGGTCGCTGACGTCGACACCGCGCTCGACGGGATGCCGCGAGACTGTCGAGCGCGCCGAGTGCCGCTCCTCGACCGTCGCGTCGAGCACGACCGCCCACAGCAGGCCTGCATCGCTGAAGACGATGTCAGCCATCAGTCCTCCCCGTCATCGGCGGCGAGCGCGATCGTATCGTGCGCCTCACGGACGCGGCGTGCGTGCTGCCGGCTCACCTCGCGCGCGACTGCCGCGGGGTCGAGCGCGCCGTTGACGTTGATGGTCGTCGGCACGTTGATCGCCGCGCGTCCGCCTGTACGGCCCGTCGCGCGCTGGCGCTGCTGCACTTGCGCTGCCGCAGGGACGAGTGCCGCCGCAGGATCGGACGTGGGACCCGGCTGATCTCGAGCTGCCGCACGCGCCGAGCGCAGACGCGCCTGCGCGCTCGCGGCCCAGTCGCCAGCCTGCGAGACGGCCGCATCGGCGCCGGAGGCTGCGGTATCGATGCCCATCGCCCGCTGCGCCGATCGCGCAATGCCCATCAGCCCCGCGAAGCCCTGGCTGATGTTCGCGATCGCGTTGGCCCACGCGGTCTCGAAGAACTCGGCGGCGGTGCCCACGCCGGTCAGCTCCGAGAGCCAGCCACCGATCACGGACTTGCCCCCTCGGAACGCAGTGACGATGTCTTCGACGACGAGGAAAAGCGCCACGAACGCGGCGACCACAGCGATCGTCGGGATGAGGATCGGAGCCATCGCCAGCGCGAGAACACCGAACGCCACGGCGAGCCCGCCGAGGATCGTCTCGAGCGTGCTCGACGTGCGCAGGAACTCGATCACGCCCCCGACGAGCGTCGCGAGGTCGCTCGTGAGCGAGGCGATCGGAGGCAGCAGGTCAGCGACGAGCACGCTCTCGAGCGACGCCATCGCCGTCCGCATGTCGGTGAGGCCGTCGTCCGCCTCAGCTGCGCTCGTGACGACGTCATCCGTGAGTCCGCCGCCGAGCTCGTGGAAGCGGTCGCGCAGCCGGTCGATGCCGTCGGGCCCCTCGTTGATGAGCGTGAGCAGCTCGGCCCCGGACTTGCCGAACACCTTCTGCGCCGCCGCCGCGCGCGCGGTCCCGTTCGTCATGCCCGCGAGCGCCGCGATCGTGTCCGAGAAAATCGCCTCGCGGGCGCGCAGGCTGCCGTCAGCGTTCTTCGTCGAGACGCCGAGCGCCTCGATGCCGTCGGCGCCTGCACCAGCCGCGTTGCGCCCTAGCACCATGAACGCCCGCTGCAGCGCCTCAGCGCTCACCCCGCTTCGGTCGGCCGCGTACTGCCACTCCTGCAGCGCTGCGACGCTCATGCCGGTGCGCTTGCTCGCGTTGTCGAGCGCGTCGCCGGTGGCGATGACCTCGGAGACAGCATCGGCGATGCCGCCGAACACGCGCTGCAGTCCTGCCGTCGCAGCCACGACTGCGCCGATCGCTGCGGTCGCTGCGCCGAAGCCCGCGACCAGGCCGGTGAGCCCGCCCGTCGACTGCTTCCACGTGCCGTCGAGCTTCGCCGCCTCGGTGCGCGCGCTCGCCGCGGCGGCCTGCATCCGACCGTGCGCGACACGTAGCTCGCCGATCCGCCCGCTGTGATCGCCTTCGGCCTTCTGCAACTTCCGGATCTGCGCGGCGAGCTTACTTGCGGTCTCGGCGTACTCGGCCGACTTCACGCGCAGCCGGTCGACCTCGCGGATCGCGGGCGAGAGTGTCTCCTTGAAGCGATCGACAGCACGATCCGCGGCCTCGACTTTGCCGAGTCCGCGTACCTCCATGTCGAGCTCTGCAAGGATCTCGCGCAGCGACACCGATCACCTCTGAGACTCGGCCTCGACGAACGCATCGAGGACCGCATGAGCTTCGAGCACCTCGAGCCACCACCACCGCGCTCGGATCTCGTGCGGGCTCACGCTGTAGCGCTCACTCGTCGCGATCCGATGTACCCACCAGTCCACCCCCTCGGGGATGCGGACCTCTACCCAGCCTTGGTCTCGGCCGCCGCTCCGCTTCGGAACAGCTCGCCGAGCCGTGCGAAAAAATCGCCGAACTGCGCCTCCGCGTGCGCCTTCATCAGCGCCGCCATCGCCCAGTACCGTCCGGCCATGTGTACCGCCGCGACCTTGCTCAGCGGCCGCACGAGCTCGCGCCCCGCATCGTCGTGCGTGATGAGGTTCGTGTATCCCTCGCACGTCTCCGAGAACGCGACGAGAGTCGCCTCGTCGATGCCGTCGAGCACCGACGCGATCGCGTCGCGCTCCGTGCCGTGCGCACCGATCGCAGGAGCGAGCGCGCGCACGAGGCGGAACGCCCACTTCTTCCCGTCGGCGTACGTCCACGGCCGGAGCTCGTAGACCACGCCGTCGAGCTCGATGCGCTTGGGCTCCATCAGCCCGCCGTGCCGGTGCTGCCGCCGATGACGCCGGAGAGGCGCTCGACGCCGATGACCCACTTGCGCTCCTTCGCGCTGCGGTCGAAGTCCTCCTCGGGGACCTCCTCGATCCAGGCCGCGGGCGCCTCACGGATCGTCCGGCCGTTGCGGTCGCGCAGGTAGACGCCGAAGCCCGGCATATCGACGAGCGCGTCGAGGATGTCGTTGCTGTCGCTCGTCTGCATGAGCGTGATCTCGAGCGTCGCGCCGCGGTCCGCGTGCCTGCTGATCGAGTAGTGGCCGTCGGTGCCGACGACCTTGACGATGCGCGCCGCCGCGGGCTTCACGGTGACGAACGACCCGTCGGCGTAGCCCGCCATCTGCGCGCCCGCGACCGTGAGAGTGACCTCGTCGGGATTGTAGAGCTTCGCCATGCGGTTCCTCTTACGGCGCGATCGTGCCGCTGATCTTCATGTTGTTGATGGCGCCCTGCGTGGACGCCGAGAAGCGCACGCCGTCGTAGTAGCGAGCTGCGAGGTCGCTCGAACTCACATCCGAAAGCGCTGTCGACTCGACGACAAACGACTCGTCGAGGATCGCGTACGGAGCGCGGCTCAGCGTACGCAGCGTGCCGCGCACCGCGCCCACGAGCGCGTCGATGCCGGCCTCGGTGAACGGCACCTTCGGACGCGCCAGTTGCATATTGAAGGCCGTCTCCTGCAGGCGCGCGCTGAGGTAGTCGAGGCCCTGCTGGTCGTCGACGAAGACGCCGCCCGAGGTCAGGCCGCCCGCAGTGATCGGCGTGCCGGAGTTCGTGCCGTTAGGCACGGCCTGCGCGTAGATCATCGCGTTCTTGCCGCTCGTCGGCGACGTGCTCGAGCCGATGAGCCGCGTGATCGCCGCATCGCTGAGAGCGTCCTGCGAGCAGCCGAGCAGCTGTTTGAAGACCCACGTCGGGAACGCGCACTCGCTCCCGAAGGAGCGCGCGAGCAGGCAGCCGAGCAGCGCCGCGGCGATGCCCGTGCCGTGGTTGACGCGCGAGTACATGAGCACGGTGCGCGTGCGCAGCGACGCCTTGAGCGCGGTCGCGACGTCTGCCGCGCTAGAGGTCTCGACCTCGGTGTCCATCGAGTGAGCGGCGTAGATGCCGACCTGCGACGCGTGCCACGAGGCGACCGCCTCGATCTGCGCCTGGCTCCCCGCGTCGACGACGGCCAGGCCGTAGAAGTCGGGGTCGGCGACCCTGATCGCTGCGAGGTCGACCGCGAGCGTCGTCGCGGGCTCGACCGTGCGGTCCTCGACGGTGAGCACGCTGACGCTGGTCTCGGCGCCGAACTCGTATGCGAACCAGGTCCCGGATGCGTCGTTCGTGCACTCGACGTGCGTAGCGCTCACACCGCTCGCGGTGACGGCGACGGTGAGCACGTTGATCGCAGCGGCAATCGCGGTCGAGATGATGGCGACCGACGAGGCGGCGCCGACGGTGTACGTCCAGTCCTGCCCGCCGACGCTGCCCGAGTAGACCGTGCCCTCGGCGGTGATGAGCGGGACGAGGCGCACGATCTGCGTCGGCGCGCCCGTGCGCCGGCCGACCTTCCAGCTCGGCACACGCGGCGACTGCGCCTCGATGGCGCGCGCGGCGATCGTGAGCGGGTGCGTCTCGGGCAGGCCGTCCGTCACCATGTCGTCCGCCGACGTGTACTCGCGCACGCGGTCGAGGAACGCCGTGTGGTAGCCGGCGAGCATGATGTTGCCGAAGCCCCGGCGGCTGACGGCGCGAGTCGCGAG